AAGCAGGGTCCACCACATGGGCGCGCTCCACGAGTTCGGATCTATTTTGCGGGGGTAGGATGGGCGCTCAGCGGGGAGCAGCGGATTGGCGGTGTCAGAAATACGACGCAAATTTCTGACGGCCACATGGCAGCAGATCGGGGAATCCCGGCCATTTGGACGCGGCGTCCAAATTTGGACTATGCGGCGAGCATTTCTGGGGTGACGATGTTTCGGCCGACCTGACCGAACTCAGAATGGTAGGTGATGCAGGTTGCGGCCCGCTCGGCGATCCACCCTCCCCGCGCCGCGTAGGCGTCGCGCGCGGCAAGGGTCGGGTGCTGGATTACAGTCATTCCCGAGTGCTCTTTCTCCTCGGCGTGATGGCGGTGTCCGCAATGACCATAGCGCTTAGTCGTCGCGCCCCAAATGACGGGGAATTGTGCTGCGAATAGAAGCGGCAAGGCGTCGTTCTTGACCTGATGGCCGTGGTGGATGCCGAGCATCACCTTGCCCCATTGGACGACGTAGAACGGCAGCTCGCTATCGTTCACCGTCAGGCGGGGTTCTCGCTCGTAGATCGCCGCGAACATCTTGCGCAGCCACATACTGCCCCGGAGGTCGTGGTTCCCTTCAACGAAGACGACCTCAACCTCGTCGTGACGCATCAGTGCGAGATCCACGATCCGGCGCAGAACGCGGATCGCGGCATCAACCATCTCGGCGTATCGAGCGGAGGCGTCCAAGACGTGACCATGCATCGGCGTCACGGGTTCCGGCCCATCGGTATGCAGGAAGTCGCCCTGGATATTGACGATCCCCTTCCGGGCGGCCGGCGCGCTGCCGATCATGTGCTCAAAAGCTGCGGTCAGGGTTCGCTCGGCGATGGGCAGGTTCCATTCCGCCCCGCCCTCCCGCGCCCAGGCCTGCATGCCCAGATGGAAGTCGGTGACAGTGTAGAGGTTCGCCAGGGCCGCCAAGGAAGCCGCTGGACGGGGTAGCGCGGGCAACCTGGGCAATGACGCCGCAGCCGCCTCGTACGCCGCCCTGAACGCCGCCTCGCGCGCTTCGTCGGCCGGCGATTGCCGCTCCCAGGTCCGCTCGACGGAGCCGTCCGCCCCGCGCTGGACCGTGACCTTGCCCATCGCGTAGCCGGGCGCCACGCCACTCACGAAATGACCTGGGGCATGTCCCGCGAGCGCAGCACGCTTCCGCACCCGTGAAATTGGCTCGTTGATCTTATTTGGGTGAACACCGAGGGCCTTCGCCGCCGCCCGGCCGCTCCCGTGTTCAATCGCCTGATCAATCGCCCAACGCTGGGTGTCCGTCTCGGTGTATTCCTTAAGGGCCTCAAGCTCTTGTTCGTCGGGAGCGTTGGGGGTGGTCATCCAGCTTCACCGTCTGACGTGTCGAGGACACCGGGGATTGGTTTGCGCGCGCGAGGTCGGCGCTTCGGAAGCGGCAGGCCGATAGCGGCGCGATAGGCTGACCACTTCGCCAGATACCGGGCTTGAAGCAGCTTCGCGACGGCGGGGAGGATTTGCTCGGCGGTCACTCAGCCTCCAGGGCGCAATGACGAGGTGATGTCGCCGCTATGCGACACGTGCGGCTGGCTCGTGCGGCCATCAGATGCTTTCCGGCGTCTGACGCATCTGATGGCCTGGGATCGGAACAATCGTTCTCTGCCATCCGTGCTGATCGGAGACCGACGAGGCCGAACTTGGAGGCCAAGAACGATGGACCAGGACCGCGCAACCCGACGTCAGTAGGAGCATGAGCAACAGGGCCAGGCGCATCAGCGCCCCTCCACACAGCGGGAGAGCGGCACGTTCCCGATGCGATGCTCGAACCAACCAGTCGTGAAGGACTGAAGCTTGGGGTTGCTGGTCGAGATCGACAGGTAGTAAGCGCCCTGCTGCGCATCGAGCGACTTGATGATCAGTTGGCAGGCTTGGACCTTGCCGCGGGACTTCTGCAGCCCGCGATATGCTGCGACAGTCCCAGGTCCCACACGCCCGTCCACGGCAATCTGCGGGTACGCCCTACCCTGCTGGCTGAGGGCATTGAGCGAGACTTGAAGCCAGCGCGAGGGGCGAGCCGGTCCAGCGTTGACCCCGGTATCAATCAACTCTTCAGCGACGGCCGGCGACAGCTCCAGGAACGGCCCAAAGCCCGGCTTGACGATGTAGTCCTCGTTGTAGACCGAGACCGCGAACTCCTTCGGGAGCGCGCGCATGTCGCCTTGGTAGCCATTGGCTCGGGCCACCTTCTCAGTCATCCCGTGGTTCGTCGCGCCGCCGGGGTCGTTCTTGTGATTGACGTACCCGCCCTCGACGGAAACGACCGCAGTTATGATGGCGAGGGCTGCTGCGCCGATGACGCCAGCGCCCGCCTTCGCGGCTCCTGGCGGGAGCCTCATATCCAGGGCTCCGCGGGCGGCTTAGGCTTCAGCCAGTTCTTCCAGATGAAGTGACCCATCTGCATCAGCAGGAAGATCACTGTCAGAATACCGACGATGAGACCGATCCAGTCACCCCAGAAGGCGACGGTCCCAATCCCGCCCGGCGCTGTTCGCCAGGCCATGGCCCCAACCTCGTGGGTCAGCTCGACCTTATCGGACATACGGAAGGCTCCGCTGGAATAGGCGGGTGGTCATCGGCGGGGCTCCGTCCGAGGCTTCATGAGGGGATATTGAGGGCGATCAGAACCCGTGCGGGTTGGCAGTCAGGCGTCGTAAGGCGGGAGGATTTCGCCCGCCACGCGCATGGATAGAGTCAGTGAATCGATGTCGGGAGATCGATTCAAATTACCAATTGGACCGCTCGGAGGGCGGGACTCACGGTGCGCTATCCGCGAAGGTCGCGCTACGCGCTCGCGGCTGTTGGCACAATCCTCGCAGGAATCCGCTAGCGAATACTGATCCTACGTGGTGGGATTGGCGAACAACGTGGGGGAACCAAAGATGCCGACTGCCCAGCCGCCCGCGGAGATTTTCACTCTCCGTCCGCAATACGTTCCGACTGTTACGGGTTTTCCACGCACTCGCCTCGGCTGGAAATCGAAGCTGTCCCGCATTCGGGCGTTAGCGCAGGCGATGATCGGTAACGGTGGCGGGTTTTTCACCCAGTACGCCTATGTGAACCACCTTCAGGCCGTGAAGACTCCATACCCAGAGGTGAGCGCGCTGTGCGCTTCCTCGCCATTCGTTGAGCTTCTGGACGACATGCGCAGCCATTTGCACGCCTATAAAGGGTTCGGTGCAAACCCGACAGACCCGGTATTCGGTCGCGGCATGTTCCCGGTTCTGGACGGCATGGCGGCCTATGCCGCGGTCCGCCGCTTCAAGCCTAACCGCATTGTAGAAATCGGCTCTGGAGACTCCACCTATTTTCTCGCCAAGGGCGTGAAAGATAATGGCTCCGGCCACATCACCTGTATTGACCCACAGCCACGTCGCGAGATCATCGCGCTAGATGTGGATTTTAAGCCGCGCCTGATGAATGAGGACGACGCTGATCTGGCCGCATCCCTGGAGGACGGCGATATCCTATTTATCGACTCCAGCCACATCATGCTTCCCGGCATGGATGTGGATATACAATTCAATCGTATGTTTCCCCGACTAAAGCCGGGGGTCATTGTGCATATTCACGACATCTTCCTCCCGGAGGATTACCCCCCGCACTGGCGGGTCAGGAACTATTCCGAACAAAACGCACTGATCGGTTGGCTCGTGAGCGGGTACTTCGACGTCATTTGGCCCGGCCGATATGTCGCCACCCGCCACGCGGAGGACATCAAGCGCGTGCTGGGCGACTTTGATCTCAAGGCTGGCTCTGCTGGCAGCCTATGGCTTCGGAGACCTACTCGATAGGCCAAGTGGCCGGGTCAGGCGCCCCCTTGCTCGCGTGTGGGAATTGCGCAAACAGAGCGGCGCGGAATTCGGCTTGGCTGCCCCCGCCATCGTCATCGAAAACGTACCCGTTGTGTCCATTGATAGAGGTGAACGTGCTGGTCGGGAAGACGTCCTGAAGCCGAGCGCCCTCCGCAGCCGTTACGCGGGGATCGCAAAGTAGATTACCGTTTTCTGCCGGTTCAATGGGCGCAGCCAAGCTATCAACGACGGTGGATAGACTGGCCACCGTCGTCAGGATGTTGTTAAGCACGGAAGCGTGCGCAGTCGCTGCGCCTGATTTCTTTCGAACCGTGACGTTTGAAGCGACATCGGTCGAATAGTCAAAGCCGTCTGTACCGGAGACCGCGTTCGCCGCGATCCTGCCTGCACGTAGAACGTGATTGCGCTCGATGTCGGTGACGCCATTGTATGCGGTCAGGCCAATGGCGGTGTTCACGGTGATCAGATTTGCATAACTAACCTGATCTAGATTGTAGCTCGCGCCTGCGTCATCGTTGTAACCGCCCTGTGTCCCGCCCGTGACGCGAACCGTGCTTTGCGTGTTGTTTCGGAACGATCCATTACGATCCGCGTGCGTTTCTCTCTCTGCGTAGTCGGCGTTATATTCAAACAAAAAGACGTATCCGCCCCGATCCCCACTGGTCCCGTGCTGTGAAAAATCGGCATGGGCTTGGTCAAAGCGAAGATCCTCGCCGCGCGCGGTGAAGCGAGCGCAGTCGTCAACCATATTCCGCCGCGTGTTTAGTCGAACCCACTCGTATCCTATCCTGTCAAGATAAACTGACCCGTAGGTTTCTCCACCTGAGACCACTGTATCTACGTTGATGTTGGTATTTATGCAGACATCGCCAATCATCTGCTGGAAATCGTTCTGATGCCAAAGGGCTCGGCGGACGGTGATTATCTTAAGGCCGGTTTCGCAACCCTTGAAGGCAACCCTCTTGATGGTTGCTTGTTCGCAGTTGATGGCGGCAATGCCTGATCCATACCGCTGCGGGTCGGTTGATGTGTGGCCCTTTCCGATCTTCCCCCCCTCGATAATAACGATCGGTAGAGCGGGTGCGGTATTCGCTGCTCGCTGCAGCGTGATACAGGACATATCACGAGGATTGGCATTGCTCGTCGTGCCCGGCAAAAGATTTACCGTGTTGGTGTTCCAGCAGACGGCGGCGAGGTCGGCGCCCAAACCGGCAGCCGACTCCACGGTAACGCTCGACACAAGAGATAGGTTCGTCTGGGTGACGAGGTACTTGCCGCCATAGGCAATATCGACATCGAGGATGCCGCCCTCTCCGTCTACTTGGCCAACAGTTACAACCGGCGCGACATCGAATGTTCCCTCAAACGTCAAGGGGTCGCCCACCGCGTATCCGGCGCCTGGCGCGATAATCTTCACCCCCCGCAGCGTCTGCGGCGCGAAGTAGACGTGAGCAGCCTCTTCGGCGCGAGAGCCGACGGCAGGACGGGCCACGGCGCCCCAGTCATCGATGCCGCCAACCCAGTCTAGGTTTCGGAAATAAACACCTCTGCAGCCAGATCCGATAAACCGAGCTGTGATTTGCGGGCTTGTTGTTTCGGGTTCGATAAGCAGCACTTTGCCGTTGTCGCTTGGGCGACCGCCGCGAAGTTCAAAGACGCCGGGCGTGCCGCTGCTGCCAATCGACCCGGCATAGGTGAAATCACCCCCCGCCGCGAGCCTCAGTCTCTGGTTACGCGTAGGGTCTCTGACCACGCCGGATATTGCGTATGTGCCCGCCACGTCAGCATTCCCACTCCTTATCCATTTGTGGAATTCAGAGCCATTCGGGACAATAATCGTGTCGTCCCAAGACACGGAGTCGATATACGGTCGCCAATCCTGACTATCGAATACCGATTGGATTGCATCGGCCCTGGCCCGCGCGCTGGCTGTGAGGTAATCGCGCCCAGTGTCTGCGGGCGGCGCGCTAGCGGGCTCCACGGGACCAACCGACAGCGAGACCGCGCCGGTTGAGCCGGCAGTGTTGCTAGCCGTCACCAAGCATGCAACTAGGGCGCCTTCATCCCCTTCGGTGAGTTGGTAACTCAGTAGTGTGGCGCCGTCGATATTCTCGTCACCCCGCCTCCACTGGAACGTGAATAAGGTGGGACTTCCCGCCCACGTTCCCGTCGAACACGTCAGCAAATCCCCGACCTCCGGGGGGGAGCCAATATCCTCAATCTCCGGCAGGGTTAAGTTCGTGGGCGGCACACCTATAGTTCCGCCGCCACGCGTCCAGCGTATTAGATTGCCCTTGGTCACCATCACGCCGTCAGCCCATAGAGACCGACACGCCCGTTATCGGTCGTCACCCCAGCCCTGATCGATGTGGAAAATCTAGTCCCAGCCGGGAACGCCTTGCTTATGAGCGCATGTGCACCGCGCATGGTGGGAGCGGTAGTGCTCGCCTGAAACGGCAGCCGGAAGATCTCCACTTCGGATGATGCTGCGCCCGTCGCCAGCCCGATCGATGCGCTCTGCGCCGCCGCCGAGCTATTGCCCGTCCCCGACCCGACAATCATGAGCGCATCGTAGGCGGCGGCGCTTGCGGTGACCTCGGAGGTCCAAACGTTCGTAAATGGAACGTCTACCGCAGAGGCGAAGGTGTTGGCCGCATCGACGTTTAGCGCTTCAAGTTTTGTGAAACACGGCGGTGACTGGGAGTTCCGCACCGCGCCAACAATCGCCGCCAGCAGTGTGGCCGACACCCCCGATGATTGTACCTTTACCTGGATATCAGACCCAGACGGCACGTTTAACGGCAACTCAATGGGCATCCATCCAGAGTTTCCACTGGGCAGCGCAAAAACCTTTCCGGCAAGCACCGTGGCCCCGCCGATGGAGACCGTTACTAAAAACCGGACGCTAGATGTGCTCGCTGGACCAATCCACAGGGTGAAGCCCGCCCACTCTGCCGCGGTCGTGCCAAGCGACACGAAGCTCCCCTCAGTATTCGCGGGAGAGCCCGACGTGACCGTAGTTCCGCCGCCTGTACCGAAGCCGATTGACTCATAACTGTTGTCAAGGTTCTGATTGCCGCTGGGCGCCGCCGCGCTGCCGAAGTAGACGAGCTGGGACATCCTAGGCGCTCGTCACAGTCTCGACGGAGCCGTCAACGTTGGCCGTCGTGCTGCAGTTGATCTGGAACGCCTCGTTATCGCCGGTCACGTACCAGGGGAACGACGAGAACTCCAAGACCGCCGCGCCGCCCGATGCGGGGAAGCGGAAGCGATCAATCACCGTCGAGCCACGCTTGACCAGGATCAGGTTGGCCGCGTCGCAGGTGAACTTCATGCGATGGACGCGGGTCGTCTGACCGCTTACAGCGGCAACGATGGCGGTATCCCCCGTGGAGGTCTTGGCGATCGTAGCGACAACGAGGCCAGTCGTCGCCTGCAGCGGCTCGGGCGGGAGCTCGTCCACGGGAGCCTCTATCGCCGCCTGCACGGCCTGCACGGCCCCCAAAACCATTAGCTGGGTGTCTTCCAGCGAACCGCCCACCGGAGCCTCGAACGCGCCGACAACCCGAAGATTGCCGTCCAAGTCCATACTGAGAGGAGCAGACGCCCCTTCCTCGTAGGACGGGGGAGCAGCAGTGGCTTCAGCGGAGATGCTTCCGCCGCCGCCGGTTCCAGCCGCAGCTTCGCCGGTCTCGGGATCGACCAGGGCAACCCAGTCAAAGCGCTTCGCTGGCTCCTGGTTGGGGCCAACCTTGGTGTTCGTACCCATAGCGGGCTCCTAGTGCTGTTTCAGGCTGGACCGGACGAGCGAGGCTCAGTCAGTGTTGGTGTTGCGCGGATGGCCGGAGCTGCCGCCAGGACCGGGCGCGGACGAGCCACCGTCGTTCCGGTTGCGAATGACGAGGACGATGGCGACGACAAGCGCCACCACAACCGCGATTGCGATGAATTCCATGGGTCAGGTTCCTTGGGGTTTGTTGGCGCCGTGCAGCAGAAACGCGGCGTACTCGGGGTCTTCGAAGTCGGGCATCAGCGGCCGGAAGGGCTCGCGGATCTGCATTGCCGTTGCGAAGTAGGTTCGGGCCTTGGCCTCGGCTTCGGGGTCTGCTGGATGCAGGAAGCCGCCCAGCGCAGACGACAGGAGCCGCACGAGCCGGTTGCGGGCTTCGGTGGGAGACTGGCCCCACAGGAGCCTGTAGAGCGGCCCGTAAGCGGCCCTGGCCTCGTAGGCGTACTTGGTGAGGTTCCGCGTCGGCTTGCCGAGCAGGATGGCGTAGAGGCCCATCTCCGAGGTCGAGAGCGTCAGGATTTCGTCGGCAGCGGCTAGGCATTCCCAGCCGGACGCCATCGGCTCCAGCAAGCGGTGATAGCCGTAGAGCCGGCCCATTGTGCGGATCGTCTCTTCGCCGGTCAGCGGGTGGGGTTTGATGACCAGTTCGGGGTCGTCGTGCATCGCCCGCGAGAGCGCTTCCTTGCACACGGCCCTGCCGAAGATGTTGGAGCCCGCGACGAAGGCGACGCGGCGATGATCCTGCGTCGCCTCATCGAGCTTGTACTTGTCCATGTGCGGACGCGACATGATCGCACCGACCACGTCGAAATCCCCGCCAGGCGTATCGAGCGCCGCCGCGGCAAGCCGGGCCGCAATCTCAGTGCTCTGCGGCGCGACGTAGATGCCGCCCAGAAGCTCTGTGTAGGTGAACTCCGAGAAGAACGGCGGCTGTAGGCGGGTGACGTCGTAGCTGATCGGCAATGGGGCCAGCTCGCGCACTAGGCATTCCAGCCCGTCCAACGCCTTAAGGTGATCGGCGCGTAGGTCGGCAAACTCAGCCGTGATCTTCCCCGCCTGCGCCGCTCCGTCGTTCATGAGCTGCCGGTGCGAGGAGATCGTCACCAAGACGTGTCTCGGAAGGTCTCGCGCGAAGTCGAAACGGCCGTGTCGAACGTGGTGAGGAACGGCGACGACGCCGAGGTCTGACGGCTCGTGCTTTGTGAGACCGACGTCACCGCAGTCGTGGTGTGGCTGGTCAGAACGGCGGTGTCATACGTCGTGAGGCGGATTGTCGAATGCGACGTCAGCGCCATCAGCGGATCGCCGTTCTCATCGATCCCCTTGACGGTGTTATGGAACGTCAAGAACGACGTGTAGAGGCTGGTTGGCGAGAAGGTGTTGTAGCTGGTCGTCACCGACGTGTTGGCCGACACCGTCGTGTTGAACGTGGTGGTGTAGACGCTCGACACCGACGTAGTCCGCGACGTGCTTTTCAGCGTGTCGAACGTGGTCAGGAAGTATGTGAGATGCGTTCCGCCCATCATCAGGCGGCGGGCAAGGCTCACCGGGTGAAGCCCGAATAGAAGTAGTCGACCCGCGTTCCGGCGTTCCGGGTGGTCATCGGCAGGAAGTTGCGGTCGCCCGCCGTGGTCGAGAGCGCCGCCGCCACATTCCCGACCGGGTGGAACGCCCCGCCGGGAACGAACGTCGCCCCACCGGCCGCGACGAGAATGAGCGTCCAGGTCGTCGCATCGGTCCCAGCGGGGACGTTCTGCAGAACAACCGACGTGATGTTGGCGCCCCAGGACACTTCGAACTGGCTGGCCGCGGCAAGATCGAGCGTCAGAACGCCAGCGGCAATCGCCGGGGTCGCAACTACTTCGCGGTCCTGAACCCCTAGCGCGGGCTGGGCGGCGATGTTCTGTCGGCCCTGGAGCTTCTCGCCGGCACTGAACGATTGGACGCTATCGACCCGCACGACCTTGGTCGGGTCGAAGCCGACGATGGCCTCCGCGTCGTCACGGGCGGCTTCGGCAGCGGCCTGGGCGGCGACAGCGTTCGTCTCGGCGGTCTCGGCGTTGGTCTCCGAGGTCTGCGCGTTGGTCGCGGCGGTCTGGGCCTGGGTAACCGCGGTGTCGAGGTCGCCGAACTGATCGGCAATCGCGACCGCGTCATCCCTCGCCTCTTCGGCCTGAACCGCAGCGGCCTGCGCCGAGATGTTCGCGGCTTCGGCCAGGGCGCCGCTCGCGTTCACCGCAGACAGCGACGCCAGCATGCCGTCGTAGCTGAGGCCTGGGATCGGGGTTCCGTCTGCCTCGGTGCCGGCGACGCTGTACTCTTCCTGCACATCGGCCCACATCGCCGGCCAGACACCAACGTCGTTCGCTGGAACTGGGTTCGGGAGCGAAACCGACAGGTCAGACGTCGTGTAGACGGCCTTTAGGGTCGTCGTTTCGTTGTCATACCAGTAGAGCAAAGCTCCGGGGATGCGGTCGCCGTTGCGATCCTCGCAGGGCATGAAACCGGGCAAGATCAGGCGACCTGCGGCCATATACGGGCCTCCATCTTTGGGAATGCGCCGTCATCTCGACGGTGCTAGAATCTCAGCTAATGGCTGATCAGGAAGTACGCTGGGAACTGGGCGAAGCAGTTCTGAACAATTCGAAGGCGGTGCCCGGAGGGTTCATCTTCGTCTATGCGGCCGTTATCGGCTGGAAGCATCTGGCGCGGCTATTGACCCGCGGTCATAGGGCGGCGAGCCGGCCCATAGGCGCGGCCTACGCCGTACTCAGGATGACCATCAACCATCACTTCTACCGCTGGACTGCGAGGTGGCGCGCTGCCAACTCCAACCGCTCGGGCAAGACTTAGGCGGCTCAAGATCTGTTCGGCGGCGTTCGCTTCTACGCCCGCAGCTTGGAGCAGAGATCGCGCATCATCTGGTCCAGAACGCCGAGCGATAGCTGTGATCACCCGATCAAGTTGGGCGGGATCAGTCATCGCCTTAGCGACCGCTTCCGCTTGTTGCTGTGAGACGCCGCGGCGCGTGAACCAATCGGCCGTTGACTGCAGTAGTCCGATGGCATCGCCGCGCAGTACCTTAGAGCCCACGTCGATGGCGCCCTTTGCGGCTTGGGCAGTGTCGTTCTCTAGGACCGCGGTTCGCGAGCCGGCGTTTGGACTAACGAACGTGGCATTGCGGGTTTGCTCAAGGCGGGCCGACAGGTTGGCGATGTACTGATCCGCCACGTCGTCACCCATCGCAACGCGCAGGTTGTCCCGCACATAGGGCGACGTCGCCAACTCATCCAGCGATCCAAAGGTGCTGGCGCGCTGGCCCCCGAGGGTGTCGAGGATTTCCTGGCGGATACCGACTTGGTTGGCGCGCTGGGCCTCCGGTGTCAGGTTAGAAAGCCAGTTGGCGTAGTCGGCCGGGTCTGTCGAGAAGACGTCCAGCCGCTCCTTGCCGTCCAGGATGTCGATAGCCTGCGACTTGGCTTTGAAGTCGGCGCGAGCGACGTCCAGGCCGTCCACATTGTCGAGGGCGCTGTTCAGGTCGCCTTCGCGGCCACGTAGCCCGCCAGCGATGTCGTTCGCACCGCGCTTGCCGGCCGTCCTGGCGCGCTCACTCATGGCGATGCGGATGCGGTCAAGGGTGCCGGCACTAACCTCCGGGAATTCATCCATGTTCGCAGCAAGAAGGGAGTCCAGCTCCTGCATCTGCAGATCGTCGCGGCGAGCGGCGGCTGCCTGGCGAGCGCGCTGGATTGCCGAGCGGCCCGCATCTCCGCGAAGCGCCGAGGCGGTCTCTGCATCGATCTGGACGCGACTGGCGTAGGGTTCACGATAGAGTTCGGCGGCGGCAGTTCCACGCGCCTGCGTCAGGTCGTCGGCTAGTTGGGCGGCAGAGCGCGGCTCATCGACTAGACCGCGGGTCGAGACCATGGCGGCAGGCTTCGTGCTAGCAGAAACGGTTCGGGCATTGGCGGCCAAGGTCTCGCCGGCCGTATCGGTCTTGACGCCCACGGCCCGCACCAAACGACGACCACGCTCACCGAAGACGTCTAGGCCGGTCGGGGCTACACCCGCGTCGCGCATTGCGTCAGCCCTGTTGCGGGCGTCCACGATGTTGGGTTTCGCGCGGCGGTCCAAAACCTTGGCGGCAAGCTCTTCATCGGTCTTCGCAGGCGCGGCGCCGCGGTTAGTCATGACCTGCCCGACGCCGCCAACAACACCGCCGAGCGCCCCACCGACCATCGCGCCCACATTGGCGTCATGGGTCCGCTCATCCAGCGTGCCGCGATCCACCATGCCGTAGCCATAGCCGGTCGCCGCCCCAACGGTCGCGCCGCGGGCCGCAGCCATGCTTACGCCGGAACTAGCCATTGCCGGACCAGCCGGGATCAGCGCAGTACCGGCCATGCCGACACCCCGAGCGCCCGCTGCCGTCATGGGCCGTCGAGCTGCGAAGTCGTCTTCAATGGCGCGCTGATCGGCCATATTGGCGTCAAAGCCCGCCCTCAGGCCCGTAAGCGCGCCAGTCATGCCGATGCCTGCAGGCTTAACCTTGCCAGTGAGCACATCACCCGCGGTCGCGATGCCAGCGGCCAACTCGTCGCCGACACCGAGGCCGCGGTTCACGTTGGCCATGAAGCCGGTAACTTCTTCGACCGCCGAGCGCTTACGCGGCTTCTCAGCTTTCTTTGGGATCAGGTGATCGAACGCTCCAGCCTTCGCCTCGGGCGAGGCTTGCTCGGCCGGGATAAGGTGGTCAAAAGCGCCCATTAAATACCGCCCTCGACGCCCATCTTGCGAAGTTCCTGGATCACCGCAGCGCGCGGGGCGCCCTTAGCGATAGCCGCCTGGGCCTCACGGATCAGCGCCGCCTTGTCGGCCTTCGGCACGGTCATGCGACCCTCATTGTCGTAGGGAACATTCGAGCGCGGCGAGCGGAACAGGGGCGTCAAGCCCTTGGCGTCACCGCCGAGCGACTTGAAGGCGGCAGTCTCGCCGCGGTACTTGGTGCCAGCGACCTTCGCCAAAGACTGCAAGCGGGGGGCAAACTCGCCCCGCTGGATGAGCGAGCGCAGCTCGCGCGGGTTTGGTGCAACCGCCTCGATAAACGGCACGTCAGGTCCGGTGATGGCGCCCAATTCAGCCGCGTTCTTGTAGGCGATCTGCAACTGCTTGGTCAGACTGTCCAAGCGAGCGAACTCAGCCTGATTGACGATGTATCGCCCGCCAGGACCAAGCGTGCTGGTCTTGCCAAGCTGCTCGTCCACAGCATCAACCAGGGCCATGGTTTCGTTGATGGCCTTGATGCGTTTTTCCGCCTCTCCCACTTGAGCATCGGTCGGGCCAGCGAGGCGCTGGACGGTTCCGGCGCGGTTGGTCTGGAACTTCTGACCGACCGCATTGCGATAGACGCCTTGCCGAGGGTCGCCCACTGGCGTCAGGCCGGTGGCAGGATCGAGCGCCGGGCCGCTGTCGACGCCGGGCATGTTCTTCTTTTCGCCCGTACGGATGTTGATCTGACCGCCACCAGGAAGATCCTGCCACTCGGGTCGCGGAGCCGCTGAACCTTGGCGCGTGCGCAGACCACCTGACGGAGGCGCGGGCGTCTCGCCCATGCTGGCGACCTGATAGGGTTGAACCTCGTCATTCACCGGCCCGCCCGCCAGAACCGCCTCAGAGGCCGGTTGCGGGGCTGCAGCGGTCATCCTGGGGGAGGCCTGGCCCTGAGGCACGCGGCGCATCACCGCCTCGACGTGAGCGCGGGTCTTCGGACCCCAAATGCTCTCGTCAGGACCGCCGTGGTAGTAGGCCAGCGCCTTGCGGACGTCGCCGCCGTACTTCTGGAGGCCTTGGTCAAAGTAGGCGCGGCCAAGACGCTCCTGATACTGCGCGGCCTCCGGCGTCGTGCCCGTCATCAACTCGGGGCGCCATTGAACACCGAGCTTTTGGGCCATCTCCTGCGCCGTAGCGGGTAGCATCTGCGTGAGGCCTTCCGCGACGCCGTAGTCCGTTTGAGGACCACGAACGCCAGGCCGACCACCCGATTCCTGCTGGATCGCAGCACGCCAAACCGCGTCGGCGTCGCTAGAGCCGCCACCAGCCATCTGAGCGCCGGGTTGGGCCTGGGGCTGAGCGCCGCCATTGCGGGCGTTGAAGTCGACCCAGGTCGTGGAGCCGTCCGCGTTCTTCTGTTCGCGCCAGTCGGGCTTCGACATGGTCTCTTGCCGACCTAGGTAGTCCTTCAGCCCCAGCGCCTCCGCATAGATCGGGGCGAGGTTGGCATTGGTCGGTTCAAAGCCGGCGAGTTGATCCTGGGTGTAGCCCGCCGCGATCAAGTCGGGCGTGTGCTGCTGGATGTAGGCGCGGCGCGAGGCCATGTCGGTCTCGGGGATCTCGCCAAGCGGGGCGACGATGGTCGCGATGCGTTCGGCCTTATCGCGGATGAGCTTCTTCTCATTCTCCGACACGGAGTCGATGGCCTTCTGCAGCTCGCCGCCGATTTCGAAATCACCCGAGCGATAGGCTTCACTCACTGCTTCTTTGCCCTGGCCGCCCGCAAGCAGTTCGCCATAGCCAGCGCGGCGGGTTTCGCTCTGACGCTTGGCGCCAAGGCCCTCAATCTGCGCGCCGACCGCGTAGTCACCGCCGCCGTAGGCCGCCGCTGAAGCGCCCTTGTAGTCGCCACTGGCCATCAAGCCGCCGATCTGGCGCGCGGTCTGGTCCTTGCGGCGCGTCATGGCGCCCTGCTGACCGGCCTCGAATGCGCCGATCCAGTCCGAGGCGCGCGGAACGTAGACCTCAACCATCAGCCTTGGTTCCTTGCCCAGTTGAAGCCGCTATTCGCCTTGCCCATGCCGCTGTACTGGCCGGTCAGATAGGCGCCGGTGCTCATGATGTTGCCCAGCCCTTGGCTCCAGGCGTTCGCGGCGTTGACGCCCGCGTTGCCCTTGGCCTGCGCGCCAGCCATCGTGGCGTTGTTGGAGTTAGCCGCAAAGGACTGCGCTGCGTTCTGGTTGGCGTTGTTCGCCGATGCGCCGAAGCCGGCCATGGACAGCAAGGCGTTGTTTCGAGTGTCGTAGCGGTCATCCAGACGCGAGCGATCCGACTGGTAGACCGCCTCACCATAGTTCCGGTCGTTGTTGTACTGGCTGGTCGTGTAGTCGCGCCAGTTGCCGAACTCCTGGTCCGCCATGCCGACGTTGTAAGCGCTCGCCGCCTTCATCCGCTGGCCGCTCATCAGGCCGCGATTGGCCGAAGCGATATTGCCGAGCGCCTTGTTGCCTTGGGCCAAGCTGAACTGGTAGCCGGGGCTTTCCTTGAATGCCGCGGTGGAGACGTCTAGCGCCGCCATCGGCGTCCGGCTCGGCGTAGTGTATCCGCCCGTCGCCGTGGGGTCGCTATATCCGGTCGGTGCGGCTCCCGGCGCAGCCGCTTGGGCAGGCTGGGTCATCGGGAGCGAACGGCCCTCGGCGTTGCCTCCGTTGGTGTAGTGATAGGCCAGCCGCTCTTCGATCGATTGCTGATCGATGGGCTTGTTCGGGTCGCCGTGGCCCGATTGCGCCCAGGCCATGACGTCGGGGTTTGCCGCGCCGTAACCCGCCCAGTCTGGTTGTGGCGCGCTTGTAGCGGGCGCGGTCCCCGAGCCAGTCATGGACGGAGCCGAGAGGCCGAACGCCCCAGCCAACGCGCCTCCGGCCGACACGCCAAACTGACGGAACGGCTCATTGTCGGCGCGGGTCTGGTTGTAGATCTTCTCGTTGAGCGCGTTGGCTTCCTGCGCGGCCTGATACTCAAGCTGGCCAGCCTTCTCGGCAGCCTTCGCACCCTTATTGGCGGCGTAGATGGTGCCAATGGCGCCGACGCCGGCCGCGACTGCAGGAATTACGGGCATTGGCGGCTCCTCGCCGGGGAATTCAGCCACGCCTCGCGCGACAGCATCCAAAGGCGCATCGCGCCATGCGGAGTGATCTGTCGCTCGCCGAGACGGACGAAGCGGAAGGTTCTGGGCGGGCGGGATTGCGGGTGGTCGGTCTCGTGGGTGATGACGAGATCGGCGCGGGCAAAGATGAAGTCGAACGCCTCGCGGGCGGCGCTGAACGCCTCGCGACCCCAGCCTTCTGGCGTAAACAGCGTGTGCAGCTCGTAGGCGCGTCCGAAGCTGTCGGACTGGAGGAAGATGAACCCGCCATGCTCGGAACGGAGCGCGATGGCGGTCTCAGGCAACATCGCCATCAGGTCTGGCGAGTAACCGCCGAGGGTGTGTTCTAGGGCTGGATGCGAAGCGATTGAGACCCAGAACGCCGGGTCGCGATCCTCTACGATCAAGGGCTGATCGCCGTGATTTGCCCGTAGCCATTGACGGTGATCGAGGTCGGCAAGGCATGAACCCCAGCGACGCCAGGAACGGCAGTCAGCGCCACGGTCGGGTTGCCGGCCGAGCCGTTGCCGTTGGTGATCGTGATGCCGGTTCCCGCGGTGAGCGTCCGCTTGGTGAAGCTGTCAGCGTCCAACTGCGCCAGCATGCCCGGCGAGGCGTTCAGCGCCGCCAGGCCGTCCAACACGTTGCTCTGCGGCTGAAGCCCGCCGCCATAGCCGCCGAGGCGTTCCGTGACGTTCTCAAACCATTTCCGCCACGACAGGTTCAGCGTGCCATCCGCTGCGAAGAACGGGACATTGTTCGGCGGGACCTGAACGACAGCCACTATTCCGGCTCCACTTCGGCATAGACGCCCAAGATCGCGCGCTTAACCGGATCGGTGATGCGGAAGCGGAACGCCATCTGGCGGGCTTGCCCCCACTGGCCGAACAGCACCCGTTTCAGCCACTTGCCGACCTTGCCCAGCTTGCGGACGCGCCGGGTGGACCACGTCAGGCCATCCTTGCTCATCTCGCAGGTGATGGCGGGATCAAGGGTTAGGGTGCCGACGCCGGGTTGGGGCATCACCTCAACCTCGGTGATCGAGAACCGCATCCCCCTGTCGTAGGCGTAGGGAGTGATCATTTCGAAGACCAGAGGCTCGCCGTCCTCGTCGTAGGCGGTGTCATCGAGGCGGTAGATCTTCCGATCCGTGGCCGACCCGAACAGCTTCAGGCCGTAGCATTCAGCGTAGTGCTTCACGCCCCAGGTCGAGGAGTTGTGCGACGCCCGGTCGTGCCAAAGCTCGGTCGTCTGATCGAACACCACGCAGCCATCGGGGCTGCGGAACACCACGAAAAGATGCCCCTCCCAGACGTGAGAAGTGGCGACCGTCTGATCAATTTGCGGCCAGGAGAGAAGCTTTCGCTCGATGTCGTGGTTCGAGATCCGCGTCGCCGTAATGCCGTCGAGGCGACGGATCGTCCGGTCGGGCGCGACCCAATACATTGCGTCGTTGGAGGCGGTGACGGCGTTCACGCCGATTAGGCCGGCATCGACTAGGAAGTCCTCGTAGGGCGCGAAAGGGAAGTCCGCCCCGCCGCGGTTCTGCTGGGCCTCAGCGCTGTCGGTTCCGAACAAGTAGAGTGTGCGACGCAGGACGAATGCGCGGACCAGGATGTCGGGCTTCCACTCGGCCGACGCGAAGTCCAATGCGTCGTAGTCGAGCGGCGCCTGTAGGCCTGAGATGAAGAACTGCTGGGTGTCAGTCTCGGTGAAGACGAAGTAGCCGTCCGTGTAGGCGACGCTGGAGGCGTCTGGCGCGTCAGGGTCCGTTACCGCTGCGAGCGTCGCTCCATCCCAGACGTAGATCTCGTTTTCGGCGACGATGACGATGTTCGAACCGTCCGAGGCGATGCCGACGTCATCAGTTCCGGGGATGGCGCCCAGGTTGGTCTCAGTCCCATCGGCTGCGATCTTGTAGAACCGGCCGCCCGCGACGCAGTACAGTTCTTCGGCCATCGTGACGAAGCCGCGAGGCTCAAGGTCCAGCTCGTCGCACCAGAGCACGCGGCCCGGCGTCCCGTAGATCGGCGCGGGCATCTTGCCGTCCGGCACGCTCTCCAGGTAGCCGTTCAGGAGGCGCTCGATGCTCTCGGCTGGAACCTTCGCGGCGGCGGTCTTCTTGCCGTGCTGCAGGAGGACGCGCTCAGCCATCAGAAGTATTCGGCCTGTTGCTCCGGGCGGACCTCGGACGACTTCAGCGCCGCGATGTCCTTGCGGGCCTGGTCCTTGTCGGCCTCGTAGCCCTTATTGCCCTTGCCGAACGCCTTGCAGGCCAGCGCTGACACGTAGCGCATCAGCGGCAGGCTCACCGCGCCAGGGATCGCGTCAGCGTCCCACCAGAGCAGGCCCTTTTCCTTCAGCTCGTCCGACGCACCGTCGATGAAGAGGTCCAGCAGCGAGGCTTGGTCCGCCTCGATGTCGCCCTCAGCGTCGATGATGGTCATGTGCGTCAGGATCAGACGCCGAAGATCGGCCTGGGTCGCCATGGCCTATTCGTCGTCGCCGGCCATGAAGCGGGCGGCTTCCAGGGCTTGGCGCAACTTGGGGACGCCCCAACGGCCATCAAACTCTGCGCCGGGGATCGCTTCTAGTTGGGCGATCAGCCCCGCACGCTCGTCAGCGGCGGCGGGATCGGCAGTCGGCGTCAAGACGTCGGGAGCGGGCTCGCCGACGATCATGTCATCCGGCGACATGCGGTCGATGAGCGGAACGGCGACCCTGGCCGCGGCGGTCTCAACAAACGGGACGCCGGTGTCGGAGGTCTCGAAATGGTTGTGGGTTTGGAGCTTCGCGAACAGGGCTTCGTCGGCTACCGACGTCCACTGGTTCTTGAGGAAGACTACGCCACGCAGAGGGAAGACGTCTGGACCGCTGAAGTTGTCGCGCGGGTCTCCGATAAAGCGAGCCTTCATGTCTAACTCCTGGGTTTGAGGAAATCCGGGCTGGCGCGATTACGGGCAATCAAAACCGCCCGAAGACGGCCCGGCGCACCCGATTGAGGCCCTAAAGACCCATCAACGCTGGAACAGCCTTGGCCCGGCCAGTTGCTGGAGGAGAGCGCCGGATGAAGAAGGTGGGGAGAGGCGAACCCCTCCCCTGTCGTACCTAAGGAACGACGAAGTAGATGACGCAGGCGACGGTGCCGGTGCCGCCCGCCGCGGCGACGGCGACAACGGTCGCCTCAACGATGGTCTCGTTGCTGAACGACGGCGGGGAGACGAAGCCGAGGGCGCGTTGCGTGGCGACGATGCCGTTGGTGATGTCGACGCCGGGGCTGTCGCCGGAGATCAGGCCGAAGTTGCCAAACGCATCCGGGTCGGCGATCTCAACGCCGTTGGCCGCGTTGCCCAGGTCGATGTCCAGCGTTTCGGTGCCACTGTCGATGTCGGTGGCGGCGAAGTACCCGCCGATCACGACGGCGCCGGCCGGAAGCTTGCAGAGCTGGTACTTGTCCCCGACTTCGGGAACCTCAGCCAGGGTGTAGGAGCCACGCGCGACCTGAACCGCACCGGAGCCTTGGCCTTTGTAGACGGGGAAGTCGGCCGCGGCGCGAGTCCCCTTGAACGTTTGAGCCGCCATGAGCGCGCTCCTTTCTTGGAAAAGTGGGCGACCCGGTTAGGAGCCGCCCTCAGTTTTCAGGGGTTAGGCGTCGGCGACGCAGGCCTGCCAGCTCGTGACGATGCCGTAATCCTTGAGGTCGTCGGTATCGCCAACGCCCGACCCGAAGGTCAGCTTGGAGAACCCGTCGATGGCCTCAACGGCGCAGCCGGCCTTGTCGTCGTAGTCGAAGCGCTTTTCGATGGTCTTCCAGCGCTTGGCCGTGGCGTAGCCGATCGCCTGGGCGCCGAGCATGATCACCGGAGCGACGTCGATGGTGCCGTTCGAGTAGACCGGCATGTCTTCCAGCTCTTTGACGATCACGTTGTCCCAGAGCAGGTCGCCGCCCTCGAACAGCTTGAGCGCCATGCCGGCCGCCGTGGTGTCGTCCAGGGTGTCGGCCATGTTGTCGCGGAGGTCGCGGAACGCGTACGGGTGAGCGTAGGCGACGTAGACCTTCTTGCCGTTGCCCTTGTCGGAGATCGGGCGGATCTTCGGCGAGCAGGTGCGGGCCAGACGCTTCATCAGCGAGACGGTGCCACGCTTCAGAATGTCGTTGGTCGCATCGATCTGGACGAGCGCCGCCGAGTGGTCGTTGGCGGCGTTGTTGGCGCGGGCGTTGCCGAACAGAGCGCGGTCGGCGTTGTCGACCAGCCACGCATCCTTCTCAGCTTCGGACGCCGAACCGTAGGCCTTGCCGTTGATCGACAGCATCGCGCGGATGATGCGATCTCGGGTGTCTTCCTGCGCCCAGGTCTTCAGGGCCGGCTTGGCGGCGTCGCGAAGGCCAATGGCGGACTTCTGCTCCTCCATCTCCGGCACAAGAACGCCGTGACGGCGCTTGTTGACGGACACATTGTGCGAGCGGGAGGTCAGGTCTTCTTCCTGACCCTCCAGGGTGTTCGAGCCCTCAGTAGCGTCCCCGGTGAGCCGGTTCAGCAGGGCGAAGTTGATATTGTCGCCCTTCTTCTTAGTGAGGTCTTCCTTGACCTGGATCGCGGCGTTCTCGCCCTCTTGGTAGAGGATCGAGAAAACGTTTTCCTGGATGTCTTCAACGAAGAACTTGTCGTCCCACTGTTCGACAGTGAGACCGGCAGCCGCGCGGGTTTCCGCCATGGCTAGTTTCCTTCTAGGGAATGCGGCGTCTCACGACGGCGCGTTGTGGGGTGTCAGCCGCGCAGGGCGGCCGAAAGCGGGGTTGGGCCGGTGAAGCGCCCACCACCATCGCGAGGAGCCGCAGAGCGGACATTGGACGAAGGAGGCGGCGGGGCGGCCCTCATCGTCGGAGCAACCGGAGCTTGCTGCGTTTGTGCAGCCGCGGCCTGCTCGGCGAGGAATTCCTGTCTCAGCCGCTCTTTGTAGGCGGCCGGATCATCGCCAATCTCTTCTGCCAGGCGATCACGCTGGTATTGCGTGAAGGCTGCGCTCCAGGGGTCGGGCTGCTGGATCGCCCAAGCCTCGATGTCGGGCTTGGTGGACAACCACGCTCGGCACTCTTCGAAGTTCTCCGTCCCGTGCTGTTGACGGGCGAAGCGTTCGGAAAGCTGGAGGGTGGTCTGAAGCTGGAAGGCCTGGAACTCGTTACGGAACTGGCCCTGAAGGGCGACCGCGTAAGCCTGGGGGTCTTCCAGCGGATCGGGGAGTTGGTTCGCTTCCGGTTGGCGCGTCGGCGCCGGTTGGACAGCGCGGAGCCTCTCGACCTCCGCTTTTTCCGCAGCCCGCTCGCGGTTCACCACGGCCATATGGTCGCGATACCACTTGGGGGCTTTGGCTTCTTCGCCGGCAGGAGCGGCCGGGACGCTGGTCGTAGCGGCTGGAGCCGAGGGGGCTTCGGCCGGGGCAGCAGCAGCGAGGGCGGCGGGCACCGCTTCATCGCCGGTTGCTCCCACCTCGAAACCTGCGGCAGCTTCGCTAGGGGCGAAGGACAGCGCTTCAGTCAACGAGGTGGGAGCGGTGGACGCGGCTTCTTGTTCGCCAGCCGGGGGCGTTTGGGTATCTTCCATCAGTGGGACCGCTGGCGCTTCACAGCGCTAGCCTTTCTCGCTCGTACCGGAGCGGGCGGATCTGCGCGTAGGCGCGGATTGTTTGGCCGAAACCCGTGTTTGTGTTAGGGTTTCGCCATGAAACTCAGCGATCTAATCGGCCAGCTTCAGGCGTTTCGCGAGAAGCACGGCGACATGAATGTGCTCTCGACCTGGGAGAGCAAGACGAACGACATCACCGTCTATCGGGCGAACCCAAGCGGCGGCTTCTTTGACCTTCCAGCGGCCGAAGCGGCCAACTTGCTGCTGATCGACGCCGACGATGATTCCTATCGGCAGGCCTACGAACACCCAGAAGACCGGGCTTAGACCGCCTCAGGATTGACGCACGTCACGACAACGCATTTGCGCAGCGCGAGCCACGCCGGTTGCCAGTCCTTGGCGATCTCGTAGCCAGCGCTCGCAACGGTCATCGCAATCGCGGTGAGATCGGCCGGAAGGCTCGGCGGGCTGAGTAGAAGCTGGAACGTCGCGCCCTCTTCGGTCGGGATCGCGCGAGTTACCGTGTAGCCTTCGCTCTCAAGAACCGCCCTCAGAGTGTCCGCATGGGCTTGGGCCGTGGTCTCGTTACTCACTGGCCGGTCATCATGCCGACGAGCGGCGGTCCAGCCATCGGTTCGGGCGCCATCTGCGGTGCTGGTCCTGGGATTTCCCCAGGCCCAGGCACCATCGGCACCGGCTGTTCACCCATAGCTTCGGGCGGCATGCCTGCAGGCGGGCCTTGCGGCGCGTCCGTCATGCCCTCGGCGACATCCGGCATGGGCAACGGCTGCTGGTACGCCGAGATCATCTTCGTCTCGCCGTCCGCGAGGTTCTTGTAGGTCTCGGAACGGGTCTTGGCGACGTCGGCCTCGGCCTTCTCCTTCGCCAAGCGCTCCACTTCGGACTGCTGCTCGTTCTGTTCGGGCGGCTTGGTGATCTCTTCCAAGATGTCGATGAGCTGCTTCTTGCGCTTCGCCGGAATGCCGGGGTGAAGCTCGATGGCGAACTTCATGAACCGAGGATCGGCGCCAGAGCTTAGGAGCTGCATCACCGCTTCGAACGTCTCGCCGTCCAAGGTGATCGAATCCGGCGCGTCGGACACGATGATGTCCATGTCCAGTTCGGCGACGTTGTTGTTGATCATCGGCTGGCCGGTCTGCGGATCAACCGCGGGGACCAGTTCGGGCAGTTGCGCGCCCTGCTGGGCCAGCTTACGCCACTCACCTTCAGGCGCCGTCTCGCCGGTCATGGGATCGGTCCACATCGGCTCGTTCAGGCCGACGTACTCAGGAACCTCGGGGTTGTCGGTCGTCCTGACCCACTTCGCTGCGGTCCAGAACTGCTTCATCATGGACGCGATGATCGTGAACACGCGCAGGTCCAACCGGCGCAGCGTGTCCATCAGGTCCGATTGCTCGACCAGGCCGCCCGCTTGCTGGGCTTCGATAGCCCTGCCCGACTGATCCTGCGTGCCCTTGCCGAGCAACGCCTGATTGGGGCCAGCCTCGGCGATGTAGCGCATGGCCTGCTCGCCAAGCTGGGACTGACCAGCAGCGAGGTCTAGCGAGCGCTCGATCTTGAACTGAGCGCCGGGCTGAACCTCGATGTAGAAGTCCGGCCGGGCAAGCTCGCGACGGGTCTTGTTGACGTCGTCCACCGCGCCTTGATCGGCGATGACGCCCGTCGTGTTGAGCAGATGCAGCGCCTTGGAGCGGCGCTTGTTGATCTCGTCCTGTGGGTCGATGAGGTGACGCATCTCGCCGTAGCGATTGTTGTCACGGTCGACGTTGGCGCTCTCGATCACCCACGGGCAGTAGGTCTCACCGTCCTGGTCCACATACGGACCGTCAGACTCGATGAGCTTCCCGGCCTTGGTGAACTCGCAGTATTTCCAGCCGTCGACTTCGCGGTGCCAGATCATCACGACGCGGACACGCTTGCGAACGCGGTCAGCCCAGACGGTCCACTTCGGCTTGTCGTCGTAGGTCTTGCCGAGGCCAGGAGCGCTATCGATGGTGGTTTCGAGGATCGAACGGGCCTCAGCCTCGTCCTTGCCGGCGTTGACGGCGCGAGCGAGCGCCTCGTCAAAGTCCATCCAGAGAACTTGGCCCTTGTAGCGGGCGTCGCTGAAGTCGGGCTCACCGCAATGGGGGTCGTAGAACAAGCGATCCCACGGGATGCGCTTCATCGTGAAGTCGTACTCGCCCTTGCGGTTCTGCACCGCGGCAAGCTCGATAGCGCCGAAACCCTCGACGGTGATGTTCTTCCAGGCCTGCGAGCGCGCCGAGGCGTAGTCGGCCTTGTCCACCACGTAGCGCATGCCCTGGGTGAAGGCCTCGGCGGCGTTCAGATCCTCTGGGTTGTTGCGTGGCCAAGCCTTCGGATCGCGGCGCTGCTTCTTCTCCATCCCAGCCAGGAACGACGCCCGGCTGCGGATGACGTTGAGGATGATCGGCGGCTGACCGCGCTTCTGCAGCGTGTCGATCTCAGCCTGGGTGAGCTGCTTGTTGTCGACGTAATCGCGGTCGCGCTCAGCCTTCTCGCGCGCCTCGTGACTCGCCTCCTCCGAGGCGTTGTACATCTGGATCAGTTGTTCGAGGTTGTCCTCGACGGCTTCAGGCTTGGGAGCCTCGACATCGCGAGCCAGGATCTCGGTCAGTGCAGCCACTAGGCGCGCGTCCAGGTCGAGCGCTTCGTCGTCGGCGTCACAGGCAGCGGCCGAACAAGCTGGGCGTACTGCATGTCGTACCCTGCAGCCTCAAACGACTTCCATTGAATCGGCGACAGCCAGAACGGCGGGCAGAGAGGCTTCAGCGTGTCTTCCATCCGTCAGAGCCTCCCTCGTCGTCGCTGTCCCAGCGGTCTTTTGGCTTGTCGGCTCGTGGCTTCGTCTTCGGGACGATGCGGCAGTTGACGGCGAACTCGCCGAACGCGTCCGAGCCATGACTGTTCTCGTCGTGCAGCGGACCGGTGTAGATGCTGAGGCTGGTGTTCCAGCGCTTGCGGTAGTTTCGCAGCCGGTCGAGCCCAACGGCGCAGCGCTTTGCGTCGAAGCTGACGACAGGCAGAATCCGGCGAGCGGCGTTGATCCTGTCGGCCGGGTCCATCGCGACGCCGACACGGATCGGTTTCACGCCGAACGTGGTGAGTGTCTGGAGCCGCGTTCGTGCGCCAGCTCCCCACTCTCGGACCATGACGTCGTGTGGAAGGTGGTGCTGGCCGTAGCGATAGGGCTTGTTCCGCCCCAGCGCTAAGCAGCCCTCGTAGCGCTCTAGCTGAGTTGGCAGGAGTTCCGGCAGGGCGGCGCGGACAATGGCCTCAGCTCCCTCGCCTGACGCCTCGTAGTAGTCGATCGCCCGGACTTCCTTGCCGTTTTCCTGCAGGAACCAAATGGCGGTGTAGTCATCGACCCCAATGTCCCAGGCCGTGATGACCGGGAGCGCCGGGTCATATGGGACGTCACCAATACGGCCCTCGACCTGGGCCTTGCTCATCAGCGAGCCGTAATAGGAGCCCGGAACCGCAGCGTCGAAGTCCACCAGATATTCTTGGCGGTACTTGGCGTCGCCCTCCTCCTCAGACCCGTTCTCGTCAATCAACTCCTGGCGCTCTTTCGCAAGCTGCTCAGGCGTGAAGACGTTTGTCGCGGTGGCCGGCGAGCGCTGCGTGAACCATTCCGGGTCGCGCTCTCTGGCCTCAAACGCCCGCGTCGCATGGTTGCGGCCACGAGGCGTCCAAATGAACATGGCCCACCCGCCGTTTTCAGCGAGGATGGGCCGCAGGTAGGTCCAGGCTTCGGGCTTGGCGAGCGACCACTCGGAGAACACAATGCCGATAGGCGGCGAGCCCACCAGACTGTTGTAATTGTCGCTCCCGACGACCTGCCAGCTCGATCCGTTCTTGAACCGGATGAACATCTCGTCGTTGCGGACGTTGGCCCGCAGATCGTGGGGAAAAGCCTCGTCTATTCGCCGCTTTCCGGTGTGCGGGTTGACCGCTTCCCAGATCGCCTTCTTGGCCTGCGACGCCTCCGGCAGCATGTGCCAGTACGTCCCGACGCGCTGATGGGCCGCGATGGCTTCCCAGTGCAGCGCTACGTCGTCCTTGCCCCAACGCCGATGCGCCGCGACGTCCGCCCGCTTGCCGCCGTTTTCTAGGTAGCCCCAGAGATCATACTGATAAGGCCGCGGAGACCAGCCATTCGGAAGGTCAACCGCCACTCGGAGCCGGCTCGGGCGTGAACCGCTTGATGTTCACCGTCAGCCCGACTTCGCCGCCATGGTTCAAATCAACTTTGTCGCCATACTTCTTGGGGGCCAGCTTGGCCGCGCGCCACTGACGAGCCCAGATGCGCAGCTTGACGACGTTATAGTCCTCGACCGTCGCCTCGTCGGCCATCTGAACGCACTTGTCGGCCTCGTGGTCCTGTTGGGCTTCGCGCGCACGCGCAATAGCAGTCGCAAACTCAGGATCACGATGCATCTGACGATAGATGCTGTCCGTCGAGGGATAGCCTTGAAGCTTGCCGATATCGATCACCGACTTACCTGTGGCGAGATGATCGCAGATGTCGGTGACGAGCTGCTCGGACCACTGAATGGTCATGGCGTATCTCACTGTCTCGGGAATGCGCTTCCCGGCGGCGTTAGGCGATCAGCAGTCGTAGCCGTCGCGGTCGTAGTTGGCGCTGGCCCGAACGCGGACGGTGCGAACCTCGTAGTCAGAGGTCGCGGTGATATCGACGTAGCCGCCGCACTGAATGCTGCTGAGCGTCGTAGTGATCTTGTTGCCGCTGGTCGTCGGGGTCGTTGCGGAAATGCCGCTTTCCGAGACGGCGATGTTCGTCGGCGCGCTGGGGTAGTCGATCACCAGGCGCTTGGTGTCGTTCTCGCGAGCGGGGATGATCGCCTCATTGGTGTGAGGGTCGTAGTTCCCTTGGCCGTAGACCGAGAAGCCACCGCGGTTATGGATGGTGATGCGCATCTAGCCGCCGATCAGTTGTCGTCTCGCTGAGCGTCGGGGCGGAAGCCAAAGCCGGCCTCCTCCTCCAGATCCTCGATCGATGCCGCTTCAGCGATGATCTCAACCGCCTCCACGAAGCGTTCGAACAGGTCGAGGGCTCGGGACTTCTCGTTGGCCGTGAGCATCGCTAGTCGTCCTTCACAGGAAGGAGACTGCGCAGCCGGGCGTTCTCGTCGCGAAGTCGGTGAAGCTCCACGTCCTTGCCGCCTTCAGTTGCCATCATGCATGGGCAAAGGCGCTCGCCGCGTTGGGGGCCAATGCAGTTGCAAGCGCGACTGGCGACGGCCAGTGATTGAATCGACTGCGCGTTGAGCAATTCGCGAACAGCTTCCGAGGTCATCGGGTATCTCCGCGCTGTGGGGCAGCCGGGGCGCCCTGCTTGAGCGCCCCAGACCAACTATGCGGCTTGAACCATCGCGGACTGCTCGGCGAGGCGCTCGCGAAGCGCGTAGCCTTCCAAGGGCCAAAGCTGCTTGATGGCGTCTTCGTAGGCGAACCGAGCGCCCTTCTCAGGGTCAAAGTTCTCAGGGCTCGCCGGGGCCGACTTGCCGATGATCGTGAAGCCGTTCGCCATCACGAGGACACAGATGGTGAGAAGTCGCAGCGGGCCGCTGGGGTCGACGGGGTGATTCAAGGCGGTGAGCGCCGCGCCAGCGGTGAAGTAGTGCTCAGCGGCGATCTTCCCCTCCATGTCGGACAGCGACACGCGAGGATGGGTCGAACGGGCAGCGCTATAGGCCTCGGTGGCCTTCAGGGTCTCGGATTGCATCGGTGGGCCTGGGTTAGTTCTACTACCCGGCAGGTTCGCACGGGCAGATCGGCCCGCGTCGGGTGCCGATAGGGTCGAGCCTCGAAAACCGTAGAGCCGCTATGATGAAGCACGGTGTGCGGTCGGCGTTGGTTTTGGGCTCGATTGGTCGCCGCTCGCTCGGCAGAGCGCGATTGGATCGCTGCGGCTGAATGTGGAAATGGGCGGCGCGCAAACGGCAATCGTCTGCGGCGCAAAGCGCCCGATTAGCTTTAGTACGCGATCCCATATTATGCGTCAAGCGGCTTTTCGAACCACAATCTCTAGCGCCTGGTAAGCGTCCCGCAAGTTCACGCAAACAGCCCTGACAGCCGCACCTTGGGCGTTGGGGTTCGTCTCGGCGGTGATATGCGCTACGGTCGCACGCCACGACGTCCACGGGCGCGACGGGGCGATCAGCTCCCACAGCAGCCAGGTGTCGCGCGGGGCCAGGCGGTTGCGGACACGCTGAGTACGCTTGGAGGCGTCGATCATGGCGTCTACGCGGCTGTAGGCGGCTTGCTCACAGTCCACACGATCCACCGGCCGTCCGTGGTCGTGCTGCCCGAGGCTGATCAGGATATCCCGCTCTAGGCGGCGAGCCGCGTCATAGGCCCCGACGAAGGCGGCATGGTCCATGCTGGGACGAAGGGTCTCAAACACGTCGAGGCGCCGGGCGGTGTCGCTATCCACCCGCTTAGCGCCGCGCATCTCGCCAGCCCGCGTCGTCTGAATGTCTGCGTGGCTTTCCAGCGCGGCCGCTTCGGGCTGAAGGCCTACTGCGTCGAAGTCCGTTTGGCGCTGAGCAATCTTCGCTCGTTCCGCCGCAGCGGGGTCGAACGGTTTCACCTTATTTCGACGTGGAGCCATTGGTCATCCCCGACCTGAAACTAGCGCGCCCCTACAACACTGGAATCTAACCTGATTTGCGGTGCTGGAAGAGGAAAAGTAGAGGTTGATCGAAGAGTTCTAAGGAAATTTTGCAGGGCCTCCCGGATCGGTGGAGAGACCGGTGCGGCGACGCCATGAATGCTGCCGACTAGCGCCCTCGCCCACCCTCAGCCACCCCAGCGCTCCGCATGAGATCGCCGATCGAGACGCCGCCGATCCTGCAGGTCGCGACAACGCGGTCATAGGATCGGCGGCCAGCGGTGCAAACCGCATGACGCCCCTTCGCCATCCGTTCGAGCGTAGCCTTAGCCTCGCGCCCGCCTGGCGCGCTCAACTCAGGTGCGTAGAAGTCAGCGATGCGGACCTCCACCCATTGGTCGGTCGTAGGGCCTGTTGCAACGCACAAGCTGTCACCATCGCCGACGTAGGCCACAGGGCCGCTGAACGTCTTGCCAGCGGTCAGGTGCGTCGGCATTGGGCCGCGGTCGGGAATAGCGCCGCATGGATCGGCCAGGGCGGGAGTTGCGATCAAAGCGGTGAGGATGGCTATGCGGATCATGTTTCGACCCGCTGACGAAGCCTGCGTGCCCGATCGGCCTTGTCCTTGATGCAGCCTGAATTTTCGCAGATCCACACACCGCAAAGAACTTCCGCACGGCAAGGACCATCCGCCATCTCAAGATAGCCGCCGACCTCTTCGGCCAAGGCGATCAGGTCGTCGCAGACCGCTACCATATCTAAACGCGAAATCATCTCGGTCATCCAACCCTCCATCCATCCAACGGATCAACATGCTCGGCTTTGGTCGTGGCCGGTGGCGAGATCCGCCTCACCGGGACACCAGCATCAATCGCCCGCCTAACCATGTCCGCAGTGCCGACGCCCCCATAAAAGGCCACCACGAGGTCGGGTTTGCCGTCGTCCAACATCTGCTGATTACGTCGAGGTCCAGCGCCCTTGCCGTGGCGGTTCCAGTCGGCGGGGTACTCTGAGAAAGGGATCAGCCGTCGCTCTGCCCAGGTGCGGCCCAGAAGATCGGCTCCCCTAGCCCCGCCTTGGACGACCATCGTCACCGGCTGTTCCAGCATGATCGCGTCCAACACCCGGAACGCCTCGCGCTCGTCGTTGTAGTCTCTGCCTCCGCAGACCAGGAGCCTCACCACAAGTCCTCCGAGAACAGCCAGCGATGATGTCGCGAAGGGTGATCGATCATCGGTTGGCCCGACTCAATGGCGATCTTCAGGGCCTCGTCGCGTTCGACGTAGCGGCCCGTCGAGGTGATGAAGCCTTGGTCTTCGAAAGCCTCCGGCTTAACCGCCAGCGCGTGGGTCGTATGCAGCAGCGTGTGGTGGCGCGCGGGCGGTGGCGAGGTGATGACTATGTGGTCGGGATATGACCGTTCGCCGTTCCAGACCTTGGCTCGGAACTCTTGGGCGACGGGAAGGCGGATGGCGGCTGCAACGATGATCTCAGACGCGGTGCTCATGCTGTCGCCTCCGCAGCCCTGAGGCTTGGGTAGTGAGCCCAGAGCGCGGCGAGCGAGGTCTCAGCGCATGTATGGGTGATCCAGACGCCGCCCATCTCGACCCAGCGGTGGCGGTGCTGGTTCCAGTCGTCAATCAGGACGTCGCCCGGCGAGGCGTGGTCGCGCTTGTCGGCCGACCGACAGGTGATGATCGGCACACCTGGGAAATGCTCTGCAGCCCAGGCGACCTTCTGACCTTGCGCCCAATCACCTCGCGGACAACCGGTGAGGATGGTCGGGTTTAGGTGAGCGACGCCTTCGTAGAGGTCGCGAGCGTCGGCCATGACGGGCATCGATCGATAGAAATCGCCCCGTGCTTCAAGCTGGCGCCAGAACTCCTTCGCGCCGAGCTGACGCTCAGCCTCTCGTGGCTCCATGCCGAAATAGTCACGGCCGTGGACGTCGAAATCGGCGAGAACGCCGTCGCAATCTAGGAATACCTTGGGTGCGCTCATGCCTGAGCCCTCTGCCGTTCAATTACGGCTTTCATTGCTGCGGTCAGGCCGGTCTCGTCAGGCTTTCCGGCTGTGCTGGGGAGATCAGGCCGCGCCCTCGGTTGGACCGATTTCGACAGGCTGGCGGCCGTTGATCTTGCGAGCCGCTGAACCTCCGCTGGGCTTATGAGGACGCGAGCCTTGGGCGGCGGCAACGCGGCTGCGCGGGTGGCGCGGCTGGCGGCCTTGCGGATCGCCTCGGCGTGCTTGTCGCCCAGCGCCTTGAGCGGTCCAGGCTTCGGGAAGAACTCGGCGCCAGGCTGCCCGCAGTACTCATCCACGGCCTTGGCAAGCGCCTCGCGGGGGAGATCGGCCAGGATGCGGTATGGCTTCCAGAAGGCTGAGACGCGCGCGGCCTCCGCGACGCCAAACACCAGCACGAGCGGCTGAAGCGCCAACTGTACGGCACGATCACCGCAGGGCTTGGCGAGAAGCTCCAGGGCGGGCACCGCGGCCATCGCCTGCACCCGTAGGCTCTGATCGGCGGAAATCTCAGCGATCTCCACGTCAGCCGGCCTCTGGCTCGAAAGCAGCGTCCATAGCTGCGGCGATATCGCCAAGTCGGTCAGTGAAAGCGGCTTGGCGTCGGTCGGAACGAGATCGTTCATGGGTTTCACGAGGTCCCGGATTGTTGGCGTTCAGGCGCTTGTCTCGCAGGGCAATGGCGTCGTCCTTGACCCAGGCGAAGGTGCGCAGCGGTTTCCCCCTCTGACGCTGGCGGGCGGCGCACAGCCGGACCGCATCGACAACTTCCTCCCAGTCACAGGGCTCGCCGGAGGCGGGTTCACAGAGCGCCCGAAGGTCCCTGGCGTGCATCGTGCCGGTGCTGGTCGTGTCGAGGACGTCTCCTGCCTCATCTCGGGCTTGCTCGAGGCGAGCCATCCAAACCGTCGCGCTCTCCTTGATGACGAGAGGTTCTTCTTTCTGATGGTTAGTTGACGGTTCAAACGTAGTGGGCGTCGCAACTGTTGCGGGATGGTCCTGCGAGATTTGCGACTGGTCGTCGCAAGAATTGCGGGATGGTTTCGCAGATTTTGCGACTGGTTCGGCACGCATGTGCGCGGGGAAAAGCAGGGTAAAAACGTCAGATGCCCGCGTACCGTCTGCCCGTTTCCTGGGCTGACGGGCGATCACCTGCTTGGCTTCCAGGTTCTTGAGCGCGGTCCAGACGGTGCGCTCGCTCAACTCGGTATCGCCGGCCAGCGTGTCTTGCGATGGCCAGCAGACCATCTTCTCGTTCGCGTAGTTGGCGAGGGCCAGCAGGACGAGCTTTTCGGACGCGCCGATGCCGCGCATGTCGAAGGCGGCAGATAGGGCTTGGACGCTCATGCCACACCAAGCCGATCAGTGGCGTCTCTCGTGGGCCACCACTCCTCAACTAGCTTCGAACCCTTTGACGAGTTGCAGGGCTGGCAAGCTGCTACGAGGTTACTGGCGTGGTTCGAGCCGCCGCGACTAACGGGAACGATGTGGTCCAGCGCCAGGGGTCCATCGGACTGGCAATAGATGCATCGGTGATCTGCCTCGGCGAACTTTTCTGCCCGAAGCGCGGCCCATTCTCGCGCGGAAGGGCGGCCGCCGACACCTATCGCCCACCCCAGCAAGCCATGAGGCTCCCATAAACACACCAACTCAACTTCGGGACGACTAGGGTCGTAGCCCTCGAAGGCTCGGCATTTCGTGAAAAGCTCGCCACGAATGTCTGTCCACGCAGCATCGCTCAAGGATAAGGCCGCTTTGATCAGCGATGCGGGAACGTCTTCGCTTCGCGTCTCAATCGTTAGAGCCGCCAACGCCGCGAGCGCGGCGCGACCAGCAAACGATAGGCCATCGGATTGCCTCTGTAGGTTGAAGGTCAAGCCGTGGCCCTCCCCCGCTTACGCTTCGACACGGCGTAAAAGATCGTCGCATGGTCACGGTCGAATGCGCGGCCTATGGCGTTCAGGCTATAGCGCGGGGCTCCATTTCCCTGCCTCATGGCGCGAAGGCGCTGTATGGCCTCCGCACGGGCTCCAAACACGCGCTGGGTACGGTCCCGCCCCATGATCTCGCGAACGGTCACGCCGGTCTCGGCGGACACCTCGCCGACGACATGATCTCGCACGTCGTCTGGAACCGCTAGTCGGCCGCGTTTGCTTGCCGGGATGAAGCCGCGCCAGAGGGACAGGACGCCAGGCTGGAGCGCGACCTCTGTGTACGCGGAGAATGTGGGAACAGCGTTCATGCTGCACCGCCACTTGGGGGCGTCCCCGATCCATCCAGGCCGGACGTACCTCGTGCACGCTCATCTGCGTTCTGGATGTCTGGAATGGCGGTTTTGAAACGCCAATCGCCGAAGAGGAAGCCGCGCAACTCCCGAGTTTCTATCAGGCCATCGCACGCAATATCGGCCACGGTGTAGGTTTTGCCCTTCACGAGAAGCGTTGACCCAGGGCCGGTGCAGATCAGCTTGTCGCCGGGGCTCATGCTGCTTCTCCCGTAGATTTGGGGTCGTCCGGAAGACGCATCCAGTGCGTTGGGCGGTCAATCTCGTCAGAGGTTACGCCAAGCGCGTCCAACCGCCAGGGCTCGTCACGCATGCCGGACCAGCTCGCAACGACGGGGTATTTAGCCTCGCCTCCATAGACGAGAATGGCCTCCATCGTCGGGGCCGTTTCAATCGTCCCCCACTCATCGGGCTTCGACGCTAGCGCGTGGATGCGCTCGGCAGCGGTCTCGACGCCGCACAGATCGAAATGGATGTCCGCGCTCACTTCTTCGCGGATGATCTCTTTGATTTCGTGCTGGGTGATCATGCCGCTTCTCCAGCGACAACCACGCTATCGGGGCCGCAGCGAAGCGAGGCGGCGGTCTGAGCAACGGAAGAGACCAACGACCACGGCTGATATCGAGCACCACGGTCATCAATCGCCCCACCAACAGCCACACCTTCAAAGGCGAAGACCCGAAGTTGGCGGCCTACTAGCTCTTCCTTCT